CCAAAGAGCTTGAATCTCCTATTGGACAATACGACATGGAAATTCCTCCAAGATTCGGCTTTATCTCATCCTTGCTGGACGTTTACACTATAGATGAGGCTGGATGGCTAGGCGTAGCAAAACCAACATTCAATTTGTCAAAAGATACAATAGCGGACGGGTCAGCCAACAATAACGAATACGTCTATCTTGAAGATTACGAACATAGGGTTGGTTCAATCATTAGGGCAAGAGTAAAAGCACATCTCATCGCATCAAGAGCAAGCGGAAACAATATCCGTATCTCGGTTAAGAATGGTGACACCCTGTATTACTTCGATAGGTTCGGTAATCTCATATCAGACGAGAATACATGGATAGACGCCATTAAGGCGGCCGATACCATTAACATTGCAATCATGTGCGATAACAAAGAGCCATACCTCTTCAAGGTTGAAGACGAGGACGGCAATACATATTCTACAATGATGGCCCAAATGGAGTCCCAATACAAAGATATCATTGACAGTTGCTCTGCCATGTACGTCTACAACAAAGAGTTATACGTCGCTAGAAAAGGTTCTATTTATAAAGTTAGACCATTAAGACATATCTACTCGAGATTCAATGGTTCCCGTATAGCCCTAGACTCAGACTACAGAAAGATTAAGGTATCATGATTAATGTTGAAGTAATAGACATAGACCCGTTTAAAAGAACGGAGCTTTCTCCCTCTTACGCTAGTTCTATCGGCAATACATATCCTGCAATAGCTATTTATGATACAGATAAAGAGTTTTCTGTGTACGACGGCATTGTCAAGATAGATAAAGAGCACTTCGATATGAAGGATATGACGGTCGGCGGCCTATTCAAATTATTGAAATCTAAAGGAATTAATTCCAAGGTCTTCAAAGGTATGGAAAAACTTCCTGCCTTATCTATCTCAAACTACTCAAATATGGACCTTGTATCAACAGAAATTAAAAGGTCTCCTATCTACATCTCTTCTATTGTATCCGAATACATAGCAAAAAACCTAATCGGAAGCTACAACGAAAACGTAAGCATAACAATCCTAAGCGACAATGTTATCCCTGGAAGCAAAAAATACTTCACAGAAAGCTCGATATTTCCAGTGGGAATACATAGCATCCACAAAGCTAAAACATTCCTGCTTATGTCCGCAGAGGCAAACGTAATCAGGGATACAAAAAGAATCAAAGACATCCCAGAGGTAAATGCTTCGATTGTAGATTTCAACCTTCGTACATACGGGAGGGATAATGCCTACATTAACATATAATATCAAGGCAGGCTCAACGGCAGGAATATCTCCTGGGTACAAGAATCCTCATTTAAGACTGTCTGAGATTGACCCGTCCAGAACGTTTACCCTTGAATCCTACACAGGACATAACGGCCAGTCTAGATATGGGTGGGAAAACGAAATTATTAGCAAGGATGACTTCGGGCATATCACCTCCGGTTCTTCTGTATTCATCGGCAAAGAAGGCTCTGTTCTTGCATCGTCAGGATACGCATTCGTTCCTACGGAAAAGAAGATAAAGCTCAAGAACTTTGTAGATGCTTCAGCGGTTATCTACAAAAGAGAAGGTGATACCTCTAAGGTATATATCTTATTCGGTAAATCAAAAGCCGATAAATATCACATAGTTACATCAAGGGTTGGCGAACTAGACCATATCGAGGATGACTCTCATAATCACGGAGTTAATCTTGATGAAGTTGGTGAGCTTGAAATAGAGCTTTCGCATAGCACGATCCAAATGGACAGAGTTAAGGTCTCTTCTGATAAGAATATCCTCCTTGATTTTTACCCTGTATCAAATGTTAGGGTCGAAAAGGTAGACCCTTCGGCAGACCTTTCTACAGTTAAGATTGACGAATACTCTGGCACGGTTCACAACCCTCAGGGCAAAGAGATTTCAATCAAATATGACCTCGCGCCGCTAGTCCTTATTAGCAATGGCACAGTCAGTTACAAAGATTCTATTGACCCATCAATAACGTTAAATCTTCTAGAGCTAAAGAACAGTAATCCAAATGTTGTAAGCATAGATAAAAATAATCTATCAACCTCATTAAATATTTTTATTTACCCTCTGTCAGACGTAGACATCAATGGAATTCTGTATCGGGAAGGTAAAAGGCATACACTTCCGGCCGGTGACTATAAGATAACTCCAGCAAGCTCTTCTTTCGCAAAGTCCGCAAAAGAGAAAATCTCTAGCAAGGATACTTCAGTTTTCGAAGACATTAAATCCGAGGTTATCAGACGGTTCTCATTTAACGGATTAAAACCTATATCGTGGGACAGCGGAGATGTCTACAAGACCAGACCTCCGAGTGGAGAGAAAAGATATATTACGGAAGTTGTAGTTGATGACCCCGATAGATATATAGTCCTTCCGCTATATCTTCATAGGTCAGTCAATATAGACAAAATTGGATATAGAAACTCAAGGTCATCTATCCGACAATATTATCTGCATCCGGCTGGTGTTATAAAACTAAAAGAAAAAGGGCGATACGTAATAGAATATTCATCCCTAGATACGTCTAAATGGGATGACGATTATGCTACCCATCTGAATACACTAATCTCTAGCATAGAACATACCGGCGCGGACATTAAGGTTTATTGCGGAATAGAGCATAGCAACTCCGTAGAATACTTAAATACAGACAACCCTATCCTAATAGGTAATAACGATGAATGAACTAACTTTGCTTTCGGGCAGCACAATAACCCAACAGGGCACAATCGACGCACTTAACAGGGTGACTGAATCTTTAAACAGCCTAAATAGGGACGTCGGAGATGTAAGTAATTTTAGCGATAAGTCCGAAGCTCTTAACGGCACACTTGCAGGAACAATCGGCAATGGAGAACTTCTCGCGCCGCAAATCCCTTTTGGCGAAACGATCACAGACTTCGTTGAAAACTTCAGCGGAAACTCCTCGCACGATTTCGTATTGGCCCTTATCCCATTAACAGACGTAACCATTTCAGACCAATCTGGTAAATCATATGAAAAGGTAGAGAAGCCTGTAATGTCAGGAGATAACCACTACTCAATCGAAGGTAGACGGCTATACTTCTACAAAAACCCAGAGGGCCAATTCTCTGTTACCTACAAAGGTAAATTCCCAAGTATTCCTGGATATGAAAAATATTCAACTAATACGTATCCGAACATGAAAAATGTTCAAGATGGAAAACAACAGAAATCAGATGTACAGAAGTTAGATAATACAACCTATTCTGTAACAATCAAACCGACTACAAAAGTTGGCGACATCAATATTCCAAACGGCCTTCAACCTTCCCTTCCTGACAGAGTTCGCAAATACGTAGACCCTAACGGTGCAAAAGAAGCAAACAAAACAGAAGTGTCTGTATGGGTTAAGTCAGATGGTAGGTTTCAAAGGGTATCTGACGCTGTAGTCTACTTAATCAGTGATTCTAGCTATAAGTTCAAAACCCAGATGTCCCTTCCTGCAAATCCTGAAGTCGTTCTGTATATAAACGGATGGACAGTATCGGACAGCATCGGACTTCTTTATAAGCTGTTCACTTCTCATGCACACAATGGAGAAGACTCATCTGCTCTTCTTAGTCACTCTAAACTTGTAGATTTGGTATCCGACAGATATGTCCCGGGCCAGCCTGGATTCGGTTCGTCCAGACACAAAGGCGATGACCATCCTCACTACTTCCATAGGGACGGCTATACAACAGATAACCCAGGCAACTTTAACAACGCAATCCTAGGCGATGTTCTTATCGGTTCCACCAATTCTGGAGACCTGTATAACAACACCCTTGATAACTCGCATAAACTGTTTTTCGGCTCTGTCTCTACCGGGTCTTCGTTCATGTACGACAAAGACTTCCAGGGCGTTAAACTGTTCGGTACTAATTCCGGGCTTAAGATAAACACGCACGGTCTTCCGGGAGAAGAGAAGAACCTTTATGGCATTGCTCTTGAATTCGATGGAAATAAAATCTTCTCCACCGGCGATAAGGGCAACGAAAACAATACTTTAAATATCAGAGCGAAAGATGGGCTGGTTAAGGTATCGAAATCTGATACTGAGCTTGCAGAGATAAAAGCTAAAGCAATCAACGTTGAGAATGGCTCTGTATCAGGTACACTTGCTACTACAGGAACCGGCGGCATTAAGATTGCCGAAGTGGATATGAGAAGCAAGGACGGTAATAAAGTAGAGGTCACATCAGAATCAGACCAAGCCTCTATTGAATACAAAGTCCATGTGTCCTTTGATAACCTAAAAGCAAAAGTATTGAGCCCATCGTTAATTACGATTAAAGATGATTCTTCAATTAAATTCGGTGATACTGAAGATGCAGGCTTGATTAAGAGTGTAAATGGTTCCCCAACTGTTTCTGGAAAACTTCCGCTTACAATAGAAGACTCTGGTAAAAACACTGGTATCAGATATCAGAAGCAGCAAGGTCTTCCGTTTGCAAACTTCTACGTTGCGGCAGAAAACGGCGGACAGGCAACGCAAACAGACCACGATACTTACATCGAAACAGGTCACGGCGGTCTATACTTCTTAAAAGACAGCACTAAGATTAACTCTGTATTGGGAGTTAAATACGGCTTCGGTGAAATCGCAAAAGACGGTGCAACAAGGCTAGATAACTTAACCTTAATGCCAAGGTCAGAAATATTCGCAGGTGACTCTGACTTCTACAGTATCAAGGTAAAAGAATCGTCATTAAAGGACCGTAGAGGCATCCATATCGGCCAAGACTCAAACATCTATGCCACAGGTGCAGACGCAGACTGTCCTCCAGGATGGCTCGTTATAGAGGCTAGAAACGGGGTTGTCTTTGCAGAGACAAGAACAGGTGAAATGAACTGTTCAAATCTCTCATATTCAGAAGTCACTACCGGCCGACTAAAAGTGTTTGGCTCAGCTGCTATTGATAAGAACCTAGGTCTCAACGGAAACATTGATGCGGGCGGATACATCAGTGCAGAGTCCGGTGAATTCAAAAACCGCATTCAGACTAAAGAAATTGAAGTCTCAGGTAATTCAAGGTTTACAGGAAGTGTAGACTTTACAGAGGACGTAGGTATTACCTCTAGCCTTGAAGTAGGCGGCTCTATTAAAACCAAAAACAGACTAGAGTCTAATGAGCTTCAAGTTCAATCAAGCGCAATCTTTAGCGGCCCAGTCTCCTTTGAAAAACCTGTTAATCTTCAAGGGGATATCTCCTCAAGGGGCGGATTCAGTGCGTCTGGTTCAATCTCAACCACAGGTGCTCTCTCTGCAAATTCAGGTTCTATCACAGAACTAAGAACGGGTAGCCTTGTAGCAATCAATCAGATTGATGCCCGAGGAGGAATCTCTGCCGCAGGGGACTTTATCACCAAAGGTAATATCTCTGCAGATGGAGACATTGTTGCAAAACATGGGAGATTCTCTGGTAACGTTACAGCAGACTCTGTTGATGCAATTAGAGATGTGTCCGTTAAAAACGACTTCTATGTCGGAGGCAAAGCACAGTTTAACGGCGATGTCTATATCGGCTCAGACGAAAACGATAAGGTTAACGTTCTTGCCAATACAACCTTCAACAATGCAAGGAATATCTTCCTTGGTGATGTAGAAATGGCCGCGCCGGTATCTGTTAAGTCAGAACTAGAGGTGATTGGACAATCTAAGTTCTTGTCTGCATTACACGCAAAAGGCGGACTTGATGTGTCAGGCCCAATTAACTCTACATCAAGTGCAGAGTTCGAAACCATTGCGGTTAAAGACAATCTGAATGTAACAGGCCAGATAACCTCCTCTGCTGACATTATGGCCGACGGTCAGATTCGTGCCAATAAAGGTTTAATTGCTCTTGGTAATTCTACTATTGGCCAACAAGGAGATAGCATTACAGTCGGTGGTGATATTACATTCGGCAATGAGAAATCAACATTCTCCGGGGAAGTTCTTGTTACCGACAAAATCACAATCTCTGGTGATGCCACTGTAAACTCCAAGATGAACGTAGAAGGCTCTATTAAGGCCAAGGGCAATCTTGACGTAGAAGGTGTTACAACTGTTAGGTCAATAAGGTCTGAATCTCAGTCAGAGTTTAAAGGCGGAATTATTGCGGATAGACAATCTGAATTTGATAGTCTCTTCATTAAAGGTAAGGTTGTAAGCGATGGTGATGTTACAATCGCTGGTAATGCTGGCATTAGAGGAGACATCACCTCTATTCCTGCATCTACCGCAACACTTGGTCAGGTCAATATTGCAAGAGGCATCAATCAGATTGGCGCGGCAGAAACAAATATATTTGCTGGTGAAACTAAGTTCAGTTCCACAGTTAATGTAGGTGGCAAACTTTCGGTATCTGGTGTTATAATGACAGGTAGTGAAAGGTCTGGCGTAATCATAGAGAACAACGCAATCCTCATGACCGGGGAGTCCTCATTGATTAAAGCAGATGCAATGTCTGTTAATACAATCAAGGGTGATGCTGCAAGAACTGTTCCAGTTACATCCTCTAACCCAGCAATGACAAGAGAGGCTAATAACCTCAGCCGTAAGAAATTTACCTCGATTAACAATGCCTACGTAGAAGACTCTCTCGTTGCTAACGGCAATATCCTTTGCTTAGGAACACTGTACGTTAGTGGTATTGAAGTAGTTGACAGTGAAGGCAGTAAAGAGCTGAATAGCAAATCTGTTTTAAATGTAATTTCCAGAAGGGCAAAATACGCTCCATGACAACAATAACCTACAACATCTCGATTGTAGGGAAAGCACATTCTGCGGAATTTCAACAAGCCACAGACAGCAGAAATGCTGTCGTGGCTGTTGATACATCTCCGTTAAACGGCTCCCTAGTCGAAATCGAACACAAAGGCCAGAATGACAGACTTAGATTTGTCAGGATGGAATCAAAATCCATTTCAGGAATCACAATACGTTCAAGCAGTCCCGATATTTTAATAACAGATATAGTCCATAACGGGCGGCCCATGTGGTACAAATATCAGCTAAGGGCAGAACCCTTTGTCATAGAAGACACCACCGAATGGACAAAAGACGACAACTGGATATATAGCAACTCCCCATATGTAAACATCAAATACGGAAACATAAAGCTAAGAGAAATCGGCGTCCCTGTTTACATCAAAGAGTCAAACCATTTCTTAAATGGAATAAAGAAGTTAGATAATAAAACATATTCGGTATCACAAGACTCTTCCGGAGAGTACATTATCCGGTGTAAAAATCAAAACGTATTATTCTCAAGTATACACGGAGAAATAGCAACAATATCCGAGTATACAAATCCCAATAATCAATATATCGGAATCTTTGCAAACGAATACTCCAGCGATAGAATCGCCACAATTAACGGAGTAAAAACCAAATACAGATTCCAGTCTCCAGAGTTTATTGCTTCTATTGTAAAAACTAATAAAGCGAAACTCCCTATTTCAGATGGAATCGTAAGACTTCCGCACAAATACATCAACTCAGTTAAATCATTCGATAATAAAAATATTGTTTACAATCAAGGTATTATACTGACAGATAGTACAGATAGTTCCATTGATGTAGAGTATGAATACATTGAACCTGTAAACAACTTTATAAGCATCCCTATAGATATCATAAGAAATGCCTCTGTCGTCAAGGTCTATACAACGCCCCGCTCAACAATAAAAGGCGATGCCCAAGACTTTTTAAATACAGAACTATTATTCTCTGTATTCGATAAAACAGGCATATGCACATACTCTACAATTTCTCCTGTTCAAAAAGACATTCCTTCTGCTATTGTTATTTCTAAAGATAAAATAACTCCAGTAAAATACAACGCGGGCAAAGGTAAAAAAGATTCTTCGGAGCCCAGAAGTATCCATACCAATCCAGAAGAAATCAACAAAGATTTCGTATTGGAAATAGCAGAAATGCAAATCAAAAAACTAAACCTAGAATATGGCGTATCTGGAAGAAGGGCAATGCCAATAACAGGCAGCGCCGGTATTAGAGAACTAAGACTTCCCAAGCTGTCCTATTCAAGAATTGTATTATCTGAAACCGAACAGGAATCTATCAATTCCAACGTTACCGTTATAGACGCAAATATGTCTTCAAATATACCTACATTAATTGAAGACACAGACACAGATATTCTTGTGTCTGTAAAACTAAAAGAAGAAGAAACTGGTATAGAGTTCGTAGATGGCGACGAGGGAAGATTCCATAGAAGAAATCCTCCAGTGTTTCTTGGACACAATTCAAAACTATCAATAGTTAATAGCTATAATGGTCATAGAGAAATACTAAAAGAGGTAAAATCAAAAGAGCTAGACGGCTTCATCTATTTCCGAGTTAAGAAATCAGACTATCCAATCGGCAGACTAACATCGGAATATATTCATCTGTCAAAGATTCCTAGAGGCTAAATATGAAAGAGTTCATTCAAAATCATCAGTTTAACTATGTTAATGACAGCCTTAAGGTGTCCGGGATTGATAATGTTGACCACTTCGCAATCCAATTCACAGGTAAGGAAATACAGAGGGTTGGAGATACTGCAACCTCATCCTCGGATTTTCTTTTAGAATCAATGGACAGGATTGAACAAGACCTAGAGAAATGGCATAACGGATACATCGAAAAAATAGGTATCATTAAAAGTGGGTCTGATTTTATTCAGGGAAGCAACCTGTCTTCAGAGGACGCGGGCCATTATTCAATTATGAAGATTGACACCAATGCGAACGGAAGTATGGTTTATTCCGTATTGGACGAAGCATATATTATGCCTCCATATGATGAAAGATATTTCGTATGAAAGAACTAAGAGAAGTTTTACGTCCTGGAGTTTCATTCTTCAATAGGATAATCATCAGGCCAAACGTAAGGGACGTTGTAATATCCTCTATAACAGCAATCGACTCTATGGGCAATGCAAGTCCAATCATATCTTTCCCCGTTGAACTAGATGAACCTATGGTTATCAAAAATAAACATAAGAACTCGATGGCTATTGAGATATGTATTATCCACGAGCACATCCAAAACGGCGATTCTATTTCTAAATTCATAGATGTCGATGCAAACAGGCTATCCCTTAATGATGTGGCTGCCCTAAGAACAGAGAAGGTAGAGATACTAAACTCAGGCTCCGTAAATATTGTCATCAAAGGCGAAGACCTTGAGACTGCAATCATCTCTGGCAATGTAAGTATAACGGGCTATTCGCGTTCAGGAGTTGAGCTTATGGACGAGAAAATAACCCTAGGACTCGGTAAGACCAGAGAAATTGTTATTGGCAATGAGCCATTAAAATACAAAATATCAAAGGCTTACAAATACAGGGATGGTATACAAAGCAAAGACGTCGTTAAGATAAAAGACGGAATCGTTGAGGATAAGGACAACTCCTGCCTCTATATTGCCTCCCCAGACTATACCGGCGGGCTGTATAAAAACGAAAACATCTCCGTAGATGAAAACAATTCCATTAGAATCCTTAACAAGGATGTCTATAAAATAACATGCTCTCTTGATTCTACAGTAATAGACGTAGACAAGTCCGAGCCAATTATAAAATACGTAGGAGTCATATCAAAATGATAAAAGACTTCATGTCAAGTTCTTCCGTTTATGCTAAAAGACTTCCCGGGTGGAGACAGCAATTGCTCACGGATATGAGAACAAGGGCAGATAAGCTCGTTTCCGATATCAATTCATCAAATAACCAAATTGCAATGGCAATAGGTCTATTTGCAGAAGGCGTATCAGATGTAAGAGAGCAAATGTCAAATGTGTCAGAGCTCTATCTTACGGTTTCAAGTGTAAGCGGAAATACAAATAAGCAATTCGGCATTAACGATATGCCAATCTATAAGAGACACGGCATTATACTGAGCGGCGGCACCTTTGCACTTGAAACAAAAGCATACTCTCCAGTCCCTATTGTAGATGTAAAAATAATCACAAACGGACAAGAAGGGAACTCCTCTGACTTCGATATCCCCAGATACAATAACAAAGAAACAATAGTATCTGAAACACAATACGAAGTAGAGAAATTTGATACTGCAGTTACAGCAGTCTTCAATATAGAGCTAAGAGAAGTTAGTCAAGCAAATAGAATATCTCTAGCATTCCCCGAATACGGCATATCTAAGCCTGATGTTATGTATCTTGAAGTGTCTCCTGATGGCAAAAGATTCTATCGTTCAGACTTTTCGGTGTATGAAGATTCGGGAATAACTCAGATAAGCTTCCCAGGTTCAAATATTAAGTCACTGAAGTTGTCAATTCTTCAGGGTAATCCGTATACATCAAAGAGCGGAAAGACAAGATATGCTATAGGAATCAGTAACTTGTCTGTTGGCATTGCTACTGCGGTAGAAAATGGGGAAATTGTTTTTGGCCCAATAACACAGAGTCAAGAAGTTCTTAAAGCTTCCATTGCGGGCTCAATCCCGACTGACGGATACTCATTCGACAATATCTCATTTGAAATCAGTCATGATTCTTCATCTTGGTATAGGGTATCTACACCATTTACAATTAGTGAATATCCTAAACACCTTGATTTCAACACTAAGTCTGATGACTCAATTAACACTCCTTCTCCTGTAACTACATTATTCTTAAGAATAAAAATGACAGGAGGGAAATACTCTATGCCTCTGGTTGCTACAAGTATTGATAGACACATCCAGCAGGTAGGTCAGCAGTCTCCGTTTATTCAGGTTCCGTTTGACATTTCGGACAAATATATAGTATCAGAAAGAATCGGATATCAGTTCGGGGAAAGGGGCTCGTACTTCCTATACAACGATAATCTGGACATGGTTGATTCTATCAGCTCTATCAAGTCCGGCGCGGATATGGTAGTAAAATCAGTCTCCCCATTAAAGGACATTTCAAAAGCAACCATTAGGGCCGATAAAATAAAATGCTCAATAGAGGGTGGAGACATTTATCGTATTGTTCCTCCGTATAGCATTGACCCTAAGTCTGCAAAAGCATTTAAGGCTTCCTTGCCAATTAAAAGAGAGGTCAGGATTTCGGATAGCTTCAATATGATTCTACCGTTCAAGCAGCCGGCTGGCGTATATATCCTTACAGACGGAGAAGTAACAAGAAAAATAAACCTAACTCTAGGTGCATTCACTTCCTGTTACCAATGGGTATTTAAACCTTCATCTAAAAAAGTGTCTCTAATTGACCCATTCGGCAAAAAGGTTCATAGCTTTGAAGAGAACAAATACATCAACCTGCTAGACTACTTCTCTGTAACATTTCCAGAAGCATCTGATAAATCCGCATCTGTATTACAGTTCAATCACAGATACCCAGAAATAGAATTAAAGGATTCAGAGTTCACACTGATAGACGGCAAATACTTCTCTTCTTCCCATACCTCTATTGTTAATGGCATGTACATTAACTACGAAGAAATTCCATTAGTAATGAGGTCTAATATCAACGGTATAGACCTATACACAGAAGAAGCGAAATTCTCCAAATTCAAAGAGAAATTAACATCTTTTGATGGTCAACTATCTGCAAAACTTTCTCACTCTGGACTTCTAAAAGGCGGCCTGAAGTTTACGAATAAAGCATCCTCACTCCTGTCATTTGTGAAAGAAGTTCAATTCATCAATGGTATAGACGAGTTCAGAAGCTCCGGAACCATAAGCGTTCTAATTCCTAAATCATCAAATAGATTTAGCCTAGGCAGACTTGTAAATCATTTCTCCGAATTGGACATAACCGGCGGAGTTGAACAGCTAAGTTCTAAAGTCTTTAGCCGCGATGAACTTATCTACAGAGGAGACTACATGCTGGAAGACGTGGGCAATGAAACATTCGTCCAACTTCCAGAAGGCGTTCTCACAGACGATATTATAGACACTTTCATTTCCGTAGAAACAGCAGATTCAAACAATGCCAGTGGGCTATACTCTATTGACTATAATAGCGGTATGCTGTATTCTCAGTCTACAATAAGCGGTGAAACAGAAGTTGAATATATTTATTCAAATATCTTTGTCTCAGGCTTTCCTATTAGGGTTCTTGATAAAAACTCCTACTCTGTAAACGAGAGTCAGATTGAACTCAAGAATGCGGCAATTGATAGTGAATATATAGTGCTTTCAGAACGTGCTAAGGATAAGAGCTCAGAAATATTAAGGTCTCCTTCCTTAAAGAATTTAATATTAAACACAGTGACAGTCTAAGATGAGTAAAGTAGAAAAAGCATTAAACAACCTTAATCTCTTCCAGACTTCACAATCTGGAGTTGTGATACCGGACATTACATCCGAGTACACAGAGGCCGGGTTAAATAAAATTCTTAAAGAATGGTACGACACCCTCTATTGTAATCAAGACAAGATTGACTCCTTAATTCCAAGGATTAAGGCATTTGAACTCAAATCCTCAGATTACGTTAGAGACGTAAAAACAAGACTAGCCAAAGCATCATCAGATGCAAGGGCTGCTAATATTGCAGACAGGTCTATAACAAAGTACACAAAAGCAGTATACTATTCTCCATCTTCTATATCATACATAGAGGGTCAAACAACCGCATACGTTGATGGTGGCAAGATTATCGGTGTTAAAGAATCGGATACATTCTCCGATACTACAAGTGTTGTTAGTAACAATACAGGCTCCGGTATTTCTTGCTATATTTTTGAGGGTAATAAAAAGATAGATTTAATTTGGACTACAGAATCTGGCAGAAGTGCACTATCTTCACAGGTTCTGAATACAAATGAAAAATCGTCTATTTCGTACTCTTCACTAAACGGCGGCCATAAAAGTTTCGTATTGGACATAGATAGAAAAGAGTACGGTGTCTTTAACAATATCCAGCTAAAGACAAATAAAGCCTACATCTATACTATCTATAAAAGCAATGACGGAATAAACTACAATAGGATAACAGACAGAGTTCTTACCAATAGCCTAAATGAATCCATAGGTAATACCAATGATAGGTATGTACGAATCATAATAGAGGTTGATAAGAACTCCGACTACATCGGCGGCCGATATATCTACAAAGTGGAAATCAGCTCATTCCATATAGCTGTTAAAAAATACTCCACTCCAACAGAATATGTCACCGGCGACATTCCTATTCAAGCCTCCGGAGAATTCGTTGCAATAGATACGTGTGATAACTACCAGTCTAGAAATGTCGATATGCACTACCAAATATCAATTAACGGCGGTGAATACAAAGACATTAAACCACTAAGAAAGTTATCTAAAACTGGTCGTTCAATTAGAACAATACTTCCTATAAATGACTATTCTGATAATAACATTGTTACGTTACACTCCCATACTAGACATTCTGACGGTAATGTTTTCTCGACTGAAATAGACCCGGCGCTTCTTGAAACAAACGTCTTCAAGTATTACGATGCTACAAGTCCAATCTCTGTAATAGGGAACGTAGTGTCAGCAACCGGAATATCTATCTCCGAAACAAAAATAAAATTCGGAGATACATATTTCCTAAACGGTGTTCCATTCTCAGGGGAATCAACTGTATATACAGGCTTCAATGGCTTGTCATTCCCTGCGGATAATTATGTGGAAATATATGACGTAACTAAGTTTAAGCTAGTATCCTTTAAATCCGGAGAGTTCAGGGTTGCGGACGCGGCCGGCGTAGAACATACAATTATAGACAATGACTGGGAGAAAAACCCATTCACCTCTATTGTTCTATCACTTAAATATATCCTCGGTAAGGAACTAGAATACGGAAAAGATATTTCCACAGAAAAATCAGAAAACGGATGTAGATTCAAAACACCATCAAGCGTAACATCCCTATATATAGCCGCAAGACAAAAACAATCAATCATAAACACAGCTAGAATCAAAATAAAGATGAAAACACTAGACGGATACACAAAACCATATGTATCTAGAATCCTAATAAAGGTGGCTTAATGCAGTTGGATTTAAAACTAAAAAACGCCGCATTCTTTTTCGTAAATGGGATTTCAGTCCGTAGAGAGTTTTCTACATTCGATGTTGACAACGGTGACGTCACAGCGCTCACTTCAATCATTCGTGGAATCGAAGGCCAAAGGATAGAGTCTTCAATAAGTGTAGACTCTATTCGTGCAATCGTAACTCCTTCCGGAGGTGGTGGAGGTGGTGCTCCAGGCAGACAAGGGCCACAGGGTGCTAGAGGTGAAACGGGGCCAGCAGGCCCTCAAGGCCCACAGGGACCAAAGGGTTCAACCGGATTAACAGGCCCGGAAGGTCCACCGGGCCCACCAGGACCTCCTGGACCCAGAGGCGAAAAAGGTGACCCAGGCCCAAAAGGAGATAACGGCAAAGACGGAAAGCTTCCAGATGACCTCTTTAAAATCTCCAACTTCTACAACAGTACGCTGGATATGCACAAAGATTCAAGCATCGAAGAAGGTTCCCTCGTCGGAGTTCTAGACTCAATGGGAAACAAAGAAAACTCGGTGATATACAGAAAAATCAACGGCCAGCTTGAAAAAGTCGCGGATTTTTCTATTATATAGACAAGGGACTATAAATGAATGTATTACAAACTATATCCCTTCAATTTAAGAAAATCATAGACAAATTAAATAGGATTTCTTCTCTAGTTGATGAGCATAAGCGTAGCATTACACAGCTTGAAGTCGGATTGGCTAACCCTGAATTCAAAAAGGGCACAAAAAGAGAATATATAGAAATTCCTCAATCTGCATTTAACAACAACGGGAATGCTTTTACGGACAATGACATTAGGTTTAGCAGGTCATATAGCAAACCTCTTTGTACGGTCCATATCGTGTATAAAACAGCCGCAATGCCAGCCGTTCATATTGCACCATATTCTGTACATCTTCTAGGGTGCAGATTAAGATACATTGCAGGAAACAAAAAAGATATAGGTGTGAGATACACAGTATTACTAAGGGTAGAAGAAATGGAGAATAAATCTTGAGCTTAATTGAATTAATCTCACTTCAAATAAAAAAGCTATTTGACGGACTGGCTGCAGTAAAAGCCAAAAATACCGAACTCGATGGTAAGGTCCGAGCATTGGAAACCACTGGCGGACAAAAAGGTGACCCAGGTAAGTCTGCCTATGAAGTCGCCAAAGAGGCAGGATACACCGGCTCAAAAGAGGACTGGCTTAGAACTCTAAAAGGACCAACAGGTCCACAAGGTCCTGCAGGTCCTACCGGGCCACAAGGTCTAAAGGGAGAAATGGGAAGCCCCTTCTCAATTGAACGAACCTTCGCTACAAAAGCCTTGCTAGAGGCAGACAGAACAGTCGCCCAAGGGAAGTTTGCAGTTGTTGCATCGGCCAATCCAGACACTGACCCTGATAACGGACGACTTTACGTTAGGACTGCTACTGGATGGACCTATATTCTAGACTTATCAGGCGTTAAAGGTATTCAAGGTCCCGCAGGTCAAAATGGCCCAGCAGGCCCAGCAGGTGCGCAAGGTATCCCTGGGGAAAGAGGTCAGGCAGGACCCAAAGGGGACAAAGGCGATTCTGCAAATCTCATTGCTGCAGAAGTAACAGCCTTACCTGCAACATCCGGCGCATACAAAGACGGAGACATGATTCTCGTCGTCCCAGCCGGAGAAAGAAAGGAAAACGGCAAGCTGTACTCCTTTAAATTGGCAAACAGAACCTGGGAACTAATATTTGACTACTCTACAATACAGTAGAAAAGAAAGGGTGGTCTCGCAAAAGCGGACCACCCTCTATTTAAAGGAACTGGGAAAATGGAAATCAGCACAATTAAAAGCGTTAAAGACCTTATGCCACTATGGGGGAAAGCCTTGTCCGCTATTGTTATTCTAGGACTAATAGTGTTGCTAATCTATCAATACGGGGAAAATTGCTATCAGCGCGGAAAAATTGATGCTGAGGCCATGTATCTCAAAACGTCTGTAGACCTATCAAATCGTATTCGTAACGTTGAAGGAACCGTCCTTACTCAGTTTAGAGAAAATCGAAAAGGGATACAAGACATCCTTAAAGATAACAATGCCGAAATACGGGCAATGATAGTAGACCAGGAATGTATTTCCAAAGACTTTAAGGACGAATATAACAAAAGGCTGAAAAAATGAGAACACTATCTGTAGCCTTGATTACGTTAATTCTAGGCGCATGTTCATCTTTAACACACCAACCTAAAAAACAACAACAAATACAAATAGCAGAAGAAGTAAGACTCGGACAATGTGAGCAAGAAATCACAGAGCTAGAAGGAACTACTTCTAGGGCACTGATAGAGCACTCATTATCGCTTATTGAAAAAGTTCATCATTGCAGACTTGAGAAAAAATATCTGGTAGATTTAATCGAAAACTACAATAAGGAAGCTTCCAAATGAAATGGAACGTTAAAAAGCTAAAAGCAAATGACTTCATTACGATTGAAGGTAAAAACATTACTGTAGACGGTATTGAGATTGAAGTTCCGGACAGCAATGTCCGTGTTATTAAAACAGTTAAAAACACCTTGTCAAGACTAAGAAGAGACCAGAGAATCGAAGTCGTTTCTGGCGATGTTCCGGAAAAACCGGAATCTCCATTTAAGAAGAAAAATAAAGCTCAAGTCCAAGCACAATCACAATCAGAAGGACAGCCTCCCGGTGCTCCTGCTAGACAAAGACGCGCACTAAAAGAAGAACAAGGGCAATCAGAGCAAGCTCAGGAACCCGAACAACAAGAACGGTCTGAGCCTCCAAAACAAACAGAGACCGAAGCTCCCAAAGAGAGTACGTCAGAAGAATAATATTCATGAGGAGTTCGTTTTAATACGGGCTCCTCTATTATTAAATGAACTCCACCATAAAGGTGAACAATATGAATAAAGAAAAACTACTGTTTGAGATAGAAGAACTCAAAACGCACTGTAAAGCTCTTCAAGAAAAAATAGAAGAGTTATCCAAAAATGGCAATCAGGGCGCGGCCATGTATGTTATAGATGACCTACAAGAAGCAGAATCCCTAATAGACGTTAAGAAAACACTACTAGAAGAAGCAGAATAAAAATGATAGAAACCATTACCATCACAGGTGACGGAGGCTCTGCTTACGAGATTCCCGCAAAAGCAATCAAAGGTTCGGTAAAGTCTAAAAACGACACGTATACCGTAGAAGAGGTAGACGGAAGTCTTGATGCTAAGACCGGCCGCATCCTTGTATTGATTACACCTGAATTACCAGAAGGCTTCAAACTAGAACTAGAATACAAAGTTCCAGATAAAGAAGCACTATCAAAAACAGAAAGAACACTATACGGAGAAACAGTTAAATCATCTTCTCTAAAAGACATCCTAGTAGTCCTGTCAAACATCATTGCAAGACAAGACCAATTGGAAAAACAACTCTACGATAAAGTCACCTATGCAGAACTAGACGGAGCTGTCTATCCAATAAAAAAAATCCTAGGTCTAATAGTCGAAGATATCAAACTGAAACAAAAAGAACGCGAATCTGCAAAAACAGCAAAAGTAAAACAAGCAATTGCAGCATTAGATTTATCTCCAGAAGTTTTAAGCAAAATAGAACAACTTCTGAATTCTAAACCTTAAGCTAAAAAATAAGCCCCGGCCCTTAATTGGGTCGGGGATATTTTATTTGTACAAGTCTTTGTTGTAAGTGTCAGGAGTAAAGAACTTCAATGGGTCTAAACGACCGGTCAGGCCTGGGCCCGGGCGCATAGATTCCCTAACTTCAAAATGAAGATGAGACCCTAACTCCATAGTCGGCATTGTTCTAGCATTCCCAGAACTACCAGTCAAAGCAACAAAATCACCAGCTTTAACCCTATCACCAACTTTAACAGCAATACTCTTCAAATGAGCATAAGCAACATAAAGGCCAGTATCAAGTTTAATAATCAACACTCGTCCATAACCATTGTCATCATCTGTCTTAGCTAAAACAACAGTTCCATCATCAACAGCATAACAACGATAATTATTAGGGACAGCCAGGTCAACACCTTGATGAGGCCTGGTTCCACCATTACGGACCATACCAAAACCGGCAGATTTGACAGAAGCCAGTTTAGCAGTTCTGAGAACATTGTAGCCAAATTTTAAAGGCTGACATTTAAAGCCTCCCGGGATTGGCTCATATTTGCTCTCAGATTGATTTTCCTGCATAGATGAGGTGTTGGTATTAACTTCCGTAGAAACGCTCTCTACGGCCGTCTGAGGGGCCTCTACAGCGGTCTCTACCAATTCCTCTGTCTGCACAGGCTGCACGTCATTCCGATAAGGACCTTTTGGCGTTTCTTTTGTTTGCGGGTCAGGCTGAATAAACAACCCTCCCAGAATGCGAAATAGGTTCATGCCAACATTATCGAAGAACGACAATGATATAGCAATAGTTAATCCCACATTTGAAACTTATTTTTAAATTCAACAGCTAATGCAAAGTTAGGATTATACAAACAGTCTTCCATGTCGTAAAAGAAAACATCGGGAATATCATCAAATCCCGTCATATGCTTTCTCCACTCATAGTTTGCATAAACAGGCCCACGTCTAAAGAAGTCGTAGAACTCTAACTCCATACACATAGGAAGTTGATTGATTAGAAATGTACTAAACTTAAATCCGGCGTCATGATTATAGGTCTTAAGACTCCACATCATAAACTTAGTAATTGAACGGTTCCAAAGTTCTGGCCAGTTCTCCTTTAGAATTGCCCAATTTAAGTCATGAAATTTAAAATGAATCTTAAGTTCCAGCCGTCTTAGAATATCATCCCTTATCAGGACTCTGGATTTTTTCCATCTCTTATCAAATGCCCTGTCAAAGGTCAGATAATTCCTTGTTAAGTTAGACATTATTATGTCCATCTTTGCGGTATTTTTTAGCCCCATTTGGAGCTCTTCTTCCGTAAAATCGGAATACTTATTTATTTCACTAGAAAGCGCACCTGTCAATCTCCAGCCACTATGGGGGCCGGGTTTATAGCTAGGACACGCCTTCTGAATCCTTTGCTGCCTTTTCTTTTTGTCAAATTTTTTCCTAGCTTCGTAATATGCAGACCAGTCTTTGACATAAGGAATTTGGCCTTCAAGATTTTTCATAGCGAGGCCAATTTTGCGAGTTCGGCTAAAGGATTTTTGCCATAATTGCGTTGAAAGGTTTTCTCTTTACGAGTAACAAGGTCCAATGCAAAGTTGACAATTCGTTTAGCTACAATAAGCATACTTTGGAATGCTAAGATTCCAAGAAACTTAGAAAGCGACAACATAAATAATACCAAGGATTGCTTTGGGTCATATCTATCTACGCTAATTTTGAAAGGCGAATCCTATAACCTTCTAAATCAGTTTGGGACGAGAGGACAGGCTCGATTAGGAACTCATAACCACAACATCTGTCATAACCGGTTATAAAGCTTTTCTCAGCTGTGGCGTTCCAGGCCAGCTTCAATTCCCATTCAAGAGGAGTGCCACATAAATGACAACAACTCATCAGTGCTTCTTCTATTGTATCGAATATAGTACCATCTTCAGCATCAACATAAATATTATTATTCATTGTTCTGATGCCAAATAGAATCAAAAGTGTCTTTAAGAGAAGAAAGATATCCTTCAGAGAAATCATTATTTAATCTAATAATATTTTCACTATCATAAATTCCAACTCCAAATTCAGACAAATGTCCAGAGAACTTAGAGGCAGAATGCTTATCGGAATCTACAATAATGTCAATCAGAATACCGCCATTATCAATAATATAATCGCGCTCGTTATCAAATCTAATATCAGAAACAATAACGACATCATAATCCATATATTTCTCAAGAATACGATTGTTCAAGATTTTAACCCAAAAATCTTTTTCAATCATATGTCTTCCCCAGTCTGTTCCGAGGGTTTGAAGAATCTCTCTTAAAGAAACTCCAAAACCGTCAATAGGGTCCTCTTTATTTCCCTTCCGATAAATTGCATCAACATCAAAGATAGGTCTAACCATATCTCTAACGGCATCTGCAAATCCGACTTTAACAATCTTAAGTTCGGGATAACTTTTAATCAAAAAATCTGCGGAAAAATCTTTTCCTGAATGGGCCTTACCAGAGAACCCTAATAAAAACGGTTTTTTCATTATTATTGTTACCTTATTTAACAGGGTGTCCTTCTACAGCTACAATCCTACAGAACCCCCATGTGTCATCAACTTCAATATCGACATTAATTGTTGAAAAAGCAGACCTAATGGCATCTTGCTGCTCTTCGTTAAACATAACGGCACAGCCGTCTAGAGGAGGGATATCTCCCACTACCATTTGATATTTGCATTTTACTAACATGGTTATAATCCATTAGAAAAGTAGCTGTAAAAAGTTATTTCATTAGGTATTGAAGAAATTGAAGAAGATCACGAGCTTTACGCTCATTCCGAATCTTTTGAATCTCATCATTATGACGTTGAAATTCTTTATAGGCAGAATATCTCTTCGCATCTTCAAGACTAACAATATGTTTTTTCGGGTCTTGAGGAACGAAAAATTTTTCAAGCATTTCGATAAGTCCTGCTTCTCGTTCTTCTCGTTGAACTTTTTTGCTCTCTGCCCTGCGCGGTTCGGAAACACGAAGTTTACGCTTAGGAGAAACACAAACAAGTGTCGGGACAATCTCTACTTCTTCTTCGGGAAAGAATGAGTCTTCTTTCAAATAACCTAATTTACTATTAGCTTCCATACGTTCAGCACGTTTATGGGCAGCAATAATAGCAGGAATATCACCTGCAGAAATTTCATAAATCATTATAATTTACACGCTACACAATCGTCAGTATCGTCTGTTACATCACCATCAGGGACTTCTATAATTTTACCATCCATAATATCAGAAGATTGGCCATCATAATTATTATTATAGTACATGGTCTTACCTCCCAACAAATAATGCAGGGTAATGTCCCAACTGATAACAGATGCGGGCACCTTATTATCAGGATAGTTCTGTTTATTGTAATATGTATTAACAGAAATAGCTTGGTCAGTATATCTCTGAATAATAGCATAAGTTTTAATCAAGGCTTCATTAGACAAATGGTCCCAGATTCGGTCATATTTATCTTTGAGTCTTGACAGTTCTGGCACAACAAATTTGGCTTGTCTATTCTTGCCACCTTTGGAAATAATCAATTCCCGTATTGGCTCGATACCATTTGTAGTTCCAGAACCAGAAATTTTAGCACTTGTTTCAGCAGGAAACATTGCAATCATAGATGCATTTCTAACACCATATTTAGATACCATAGCCCTAAGAGCAGTCCAGTCTAATTTTTCCTCATAATCAAACATAGAACTATACATAGGTGTAATCATATCTTTGGGTAAAATACCTTTAGCCCATTTAGTGTCGTGGTATGCATCACAGGCACCACGTTCTTCGGCAAGGTTTACAGAAGCCTGGATTATAGCATAAGAGAAATGCTGCATCCATTCATCTAGCAGTTCATAGCAATTGGAGTATTTTTTATCATTCTTAGCCATCCAATACGCAAGACCTGTGATACCAATGCCGATTGGTCTGAAGAGTCTGTTATGCTCTTCCGCCGCAGGGAACGGATGTTCTTGAAAATCAAGAAGATTATCCACTGCACGCATTGTAACGTAAGCAACACGTTTCAAATCTTTAGGGTTATCAAAAGCCCCGAAGTTAATGCCACTCAAATTACATAAGGCAATTAAGCCTTCCTGTTTGTATGTTTTTGTCTCAGGGTCGTAAATACGATTCAAACCTTTTGTTGGTAAAACAATCTCTGCCAATTATTGTTACACAGATTAAATCTGCGGTATGGTCATTTCTGCCATACTCCCTACATCACTGCAGGGTTCGGACTATATCATCACCATATGGTTAAAACCACTTAGGGCCGGGCGCTTAAAATCGGTAATTAAGGAAACTCCATTCCTCCGATAGTCTCTGCACCTTCATACGATGTATCGTACGCTTGGCTCAGAATAATCATATAAATGACTTCTTCTGAATTCACCCAGTTTTCATTAATCGTTTCCAATTAATGGTGCACAAATTTACACAAATTAGATTGTTTAATAGGATATTTACTAACATCATACATAGAATGACGATTAATATTATCCGCAAAACCAACATAGACCCTGCCGGTTCCGAATCGTTCTTCTATCAGTAAGTCAATCATATTCCTTGCATTGATAGAACCAACGGCTTCACCATTCTCTACTGCTCTGGCATAAGCATTATGAAAATCATTGTTACTACAATCAGAATAAAAACAGTCATAAAGACCTCTTGAAGTATGTGGAGAAAATAGCTTTATTTCTTTATTTTCTGCCGCAGCTTTAAGAATAAAACCATTTAAGAAAATAGTATGGTCAGAATGCTTCATAGATTCTGAATCTTTTTTCATGTTATTTTTGTACAACAACACTTCTTCGATATCAGAATGTAATCCCCACCAATTGAATGTTAATGAGCCTTTTCTGATGCCACCCTGGCTACAAGAAAGCGCACTATATTCAATTGATTTTGCGTGGTACAAAGCACCACTGTTAATTGCCGCACCATTGCGAATAGATGCATTACGTTCTCTAAGTTTAGAAGAACCAATGCCAAGTCCCGCGCCCAGTGTTGCATATTTACGTGCAGCAGTAGCAGATTCTCCTATTGAATCAATAGAATCTTCAGCTTCAATCAAGACACATGAACTAAAACTACGAGTCGGTTTTCTCAAATTAGCAATGTGAGGAGTAGGAACATTAACCTTGCCAAGAGACATATTATCATAATGCTCTTTAACAAAACCAAGACGGTCTGTATAAGCATCACCTTTGTCGTTGATAAAATACATCATAGCTGCAACCATATACGAAATTTGTGGAGTTTCGTAATATTCTTTGGTTTTAGCATTCTTAACTAGGTATTTACCTTCCCATTCAACCGCGCCGGATATCGAATACATCATATCCCGGTCATGTTGAATCTGTTTATTCAACCACTCAATTTCTTCTTCAGAATATCTCTCAAGAATAATCTGGTCATAAATACCGAGTTCTGTATTCTTCTTAATAATTTCATATAAATGTTTAGGTTCAAAATCTCCATAAACATATTTACGCATATTGCAAAGCAGAATACGTCCTGCAACTATTGCATAGTCAGGATGTTCTTCATCAATAAGGTTATTGGCACTTGTCAACAAAGCCCCATTGATTTCTTCTGTAGAAATACCGTCATAAAACATAATATTGCTATTGACGGCAATTTCAGAAATAGAAACATTGTCCAACCCTTCGCATACAAATCCTAAAAAAGAATTAATACGCTCAGGGTTATATGGGACAACGTCACCATTTCTTTTAGTAACGTTGAATCCCATTTTGTTATTCCGTTTCATTCAAAGATTTAACGAGTTCTAATACCTTTTGTCTCAGGTTACTATATTCAACATGTTCATATGTGCCAGAGTCATCACGGTCAATAAAAATCTGAGGAACAGACTTCGGTTCAGGTTTCCCCATTTCAGAGAAACGAGCCTTCATTTCATTCATTTCAGATTCACTATTGTCTACATAAATCTTTTCAAAATAGAATCGTTTATGCTTTTCAATGTAACGGGTTCCAAGATTTTCAAGAATAGAAGAGGCCTGAATACATTGAGGGCAGTTAGATTTAGAATAAATCAAAACCTTCATTTGTTATCCCCATTGTTATTATCGTTATCGTATTCTATGAGTGCATTTAGAACTCTTCCGTAGTCAGCGGAAGATTTATCTATAATTCCTCTTTCATAATCTGTTTTTTCTGCTTCTTGAGGAGCAACCTGTTCTTTCTCCTCTCCATTCCATGCTGTAATCCAAGGAATAGGATTTCTGAAGGCAGAAGGAATGCCGCATAGCTCTTCTAATGGCGGCAAATTGTATCGCTTCAATCTGGCAGTAGCCAAGTAACGAAGATACTCTTCAAGGATAGATTGATTGAATGCAAAGATTTCTCCCTCTTTAAAGAGGTATTTGCACCATTCAAATTCTTCCATGATTGCATCTCTCCAGATGTTCTTGACTTCTTCTTTAACGGATTCTTCTTCTGAAACGACCATGAAGTCTAAATCATCAATAGGAAGGATGCTTAAGAGATTGTTGGTAATTGCGACGTGAATGTTCTCGTCACGATTGATGAGTTTAATAATACGCGCAAGTCCGGGCAATTTCCCCATTTGTCCAAAGATAAAACTACATGCAAAAGAGACCTGGAATCGAATAGACTCCAAAGCATTCGCAGTGTGCAATGCAAGCCATATTGCCCTTACAGCATCAATACGTTCACATCTGCCTTCATAGTAATCTTGGACTTTTTGAATAGCTTCATCATAGTATTTACAAATACTATCTTTACACTGGACAATTTCTTGGATGTCCATAACAGTATCTAGTGTTTCTTTTGGATTAACAAAAGATTGCTGAATAATGTGTGTATATGAGAAAGAATGCAGGCAGTTGCCGGTGACAGAAGGAATGCCTTTGTAACGAACAACAAACGCGCCGGTTGGAACTGTTAAACAGTAAACCTTACCCTTGTATTGTTCATAGGTCTTTTCAATTTTATATCCATCAACAGTATCATCAATAGAGATATCTAAAACATATCCACCATCTTCTTCTTTATAAACAACATGGATACCAGAAACAAATAATAGTGCCTGAATATCATCAGCAATATCTTTACGTTCAACCCAAAGACTATCCCTGCCAGATGCTTCAATCATATTCTTGAGTACACCAAGCAGTTGATAACCTTTCATATAGGTCATCGAAGAAAGAGGGAATAAATCAGTAAGGCGATTATAATAGACATCTTGCATTACTCCTTCTAATTCAAATTCAATTCTGTCATCAAAGATGTAGCTAGGTTGTGCAACAGGCCCTATCAATGACGCGGCATATTTGTTTTTACCATAGAAATGAAGCTCATCAGGAAGACCTTCACTCGTATTAAGTTTATATCCCAATACAGTTGCATAGATTTTAATATTGTCTATCATATCAAAATCTTCAAAGTCTTCATCATCAACGGCCGCGCCGGTTAATGGAAGTAAAACACCTTCACTAGGAGTAAAATCATCAGCAAGAGTAAAACCAATCAATTCTGCATTAGGAGCAGAAATAAAAGGCATCCTATGGTTCTTAGTCACAAACTGTTCAAACCGGCCGTCTGTTGATTTAAAACGAATCAACTCTTCATCTTTATCATAAACATGAATCTTTTCGGGCAAAGTCCAATACAGTCCTCTATTGGTAGAACGATACTGAGCAACCATAGTTTCCATAGTTACATCTTTAATATCAATCCAACCTTTATCAGTAAGAACTTCAGTTCCTTCAGCAAGACATTCAAATAAAGACCACGTCTGAACAACACACTCAAGACTAGGGTCAGCAACTGCCGGATTAAACACAGCAGTAGGAGCACGTCCCATAATAGAGTCTAATAAAATCTGACGCTTGATATTGGAAATAACAACATGTTCCTCAGCTTTAGTAAGCAAAGGAAAATTTGTTCTATCCGTAGTCATATCAATTTCTTCAGGACGCCAAATCTTTTCAAGCTGCATAGTGAACAAATCCAAGATAACCTTGTATCTCGGATTATCAAAACGTTGGACCGTAGCACCCTGGCTTCGGTCCAAGAATAAAGTCTTAGGAAATAACTCTTTCCCAAATACGGTACCTGTCATACAAGTATTCCTTTATTAACAATAAGGGTTTAACAACCACACTTTATCTTTCGAACATCAGTTCGTTAAGGTAGGATTCCAAGTCAAGACATAGTCGAGACAACGCCAAGATAACCTGCCAATCGTAAAGAACGGCAAGGAAATCATAAAGCGCGGACTCCTAGCGGAGCCGGCATGCCGGGCCCGCTTAACATCGATTTGCCCAAAGCGGCAAAACGATGTTGGTTTTTAGAATAAAAATAAAAACCAAAGGTATACACTGCCCTCAGGCAGTAGAAGGTGGAACTGCTAAACTTTTTAGGGATAGCAGTCCCTGTTAACAATGTTAACATCGTAAAGGAAAAATATTAAATTTAACCTCTAGTTTGAAAGGAAAATATCATGAACGATTTTGCCTGTGGAAAGGCCGGATACGATTGCATCCGTCAGCCAGCGATTCCCCCGGAATCGATGAGCTGATGTCGCCAGGATCCTGGTGAACGCATTTTTTCTTGCGAGAAATGCGAAGGTGGTAGAATTCGAACCTCAATTCGCTTTTATTGTTATTGTTTGCCGACTCTGCCCTGGTCGGCCCGGGTTAAGGAGGTTTCATTATGAATCAAAAAACTCAACCATAATTGGAAGTCATTTTGCCTTTTGAATTATTGCAATTAGGTCCTGCTTTGTGTGGCATTGCAACCAACCACATTTCTTTTGTTTTGCTTCTCGATAGCGCATTTGCCTTATCTCCCTTGCCCTTTTAAGGTGTTGTTTTTCTTCAGTTTTAAGTATATCTGAGAAAACATATTCTACATCAGGGTAAGGAACAGAGTCTATCAGGGCCTTGAGCTCTTCTTTTGTTTTAGGGCAATCTTTTTGAGGAATTCTGATTAGCTTTATACCGGACTGTTCGGCTTCGGCATCCTTCTTTTTATCTTTGAATTTCTGCCAATTAAAGCCGGATTCGTCTTTATGAAAATGTTTAATGAATTGGGTATGTTGCCATCTGTTATCATAGATGCTCTTTATCATCTATTTCTTGATGTTTCCACCAAGGTCGGACTATATCTTCAGCCAGCAGTGGCTGTTGGATGTTCGTGTCTGGTTTATCAAGTTGGATTCTTTCACCAGTTAGTCTCTGCACGTTCCCTTTACTGATAATCCGTTCAAGGGCTTCGCTCAGTATTCTCATAGACTCTATTACAGAGCCCTTAGAGTTCACTGAATTAATCCAATAGGGGCGCATCCACCCCGTCCAATTCTACTACAATTCCCATTTGCTTTACAAAGCAGTCATATCGAGTTCCATTAGGAAGTTGTGCCTCATAAATAACGTCACATGTAGGATAAAGCTGGCAGAGGAAACGATAGATAATCCTCTGCTCTTCGGAGCCTCTATTGTCTAGCCCCATAATTAATACCTTTAATAGAGCTTAGTTGACTTTGCCCAATGCCATCAAGAATAACACCTAAACCATTATCATAGAAGAATTTACGATAAGCTTCAAATGCTTTGTCATCTTCAACCTTTTTAAAATTGTGGTATGAAAACTTCCAAATAGCATTCTTATCTATAATTTCATTTATATAACAAGCATTGTAAACCTTATCTACAATAAGGCCTACTTGAATACCGTCATCTTCAAGGACAGCAACAACAACCTGATGGTCATAGCTGCCATCTACGTTAAAGCCCATATTTTCAGGAGCCATGTGAACTATTTTCATCGCAATCCTTTGTTATTTTGCATCTCAAAGTTCTGTATATCTCACTAATCATCAGAAGGAGAATCAATAGGGCGAACACAGAGAATGTAAATATAACTGGGAAAAGTAACAATATCGGCCAAGAAATAAAAGCAAGGTCGCCGGTTAGCTTTAAAAAGACAACAGGTGAGGCCCCGGCCGCAAAACCAAGTCCTAATGTTTTCATATGAGAAAAAGTAACATCATTTCTCCTAAGAACAATACCTGCTTTCCTCTTATTGATTTTAATTTGATTACATCCCATGTTAAATCCTTTTTAAAAGTTTCTGGGCATCATCTTTTCTATGCCGCAGAAAGAATGGTTCGGACAAGAAGAACACTTGCCCGGATTACCAGCAGAAGTAGAGTCTGAAGACATAAATCTAATTGTGGCTTCCCTTAATATACCATCCATCATATCAGGTCTTTTAGAAATCCATTTGTAATCAAGCTCTTTATGTACAAAACCAAATGGGATATTGATGTCATGGATAAAATTAACTTTAATACCAATATCCATCATGTGTTTTGCAGCAGCCATAATCCTAGGATTATTATACGAAAAGGCCGATTTATTAATCTTAGGATTATGAATAGGGCTAATAAAGAAGAGCTCAACTCCATCTTCCATCATCAGGATTAAGTCAATGGAACTGTTGAAAGTTTTCCTGGGTTTTCTTCCGTAAGACCAGAAAAATACCTCGTCATTAATTGCCCCAAGAGAATGATAAACCCTATCTGAGATTGTATCCAAAGCAGCATTTAAAACGCCTCTGCATGCAGACTTATAGTCTTCATCAATAGGTCTTGCGTCCTTGAAGTTTCTAACAAGGAATTGCTCAAAATAAAGAATCGGAACATTGCTCGGCCCATTGAGGTCTGAGATATACTTTTTGATAGACTCGTACATCGCAACATTTGTCCTTTGATAAAGGCTAAGATTTTCATCAGAGGACTTCAATCCTTCAAAAGAGCAAATCTTATCAATGTTTTTATACAACGTATCTGGGTCATCTATTTTATGTATGCACTCAGTAAACAACTTAAACAAGTTAGAGTTGTTCTTCATGATTTTAGTTCTCGAACTATGAGCCTCTTCAGGCTCCAGTTCGGAAGAGGCTACAATTTCTTCGATTTCATTGTGAAGCATTCGGCTGATTCTCCATTGCTGCTTTATTCTGCTGAATAAGAGCCTCAAATTCTTTAGGACTCATTTCCTCAAAGTAGGCTTTTTCAGGCCAGAATCTAGTTGGAATATCACCCTTAAAGGATGCAACCTTGTTCTTACCAATGCTCCACAATACAAGAGGTTTCTTACGTCTGGATTCTTCTTCACTATAATCAAGATGATAGGCTATTGCCTTTTCACGAAGACCATGAAGCTCATTCCATCCATGCATAATCAAGTTACTATCATAGACCAAGCTATTTGACTCTGCAATGTTATTATTGTGTGGACGAGTTTCAGGAGGCATCTTTGTATACTCAACCGTAGAAACAACGGTTAGACCGTATTCAACAGAGTGCGCTTTCAGTTCATGCGAAATGTGTTGAAACTTTTCGCGTCCTGACCAATCGGCAGGAACTTGAATTAAATGGAAGTTATCAATGAAGAAATAGATATGCCGGCCGGGATATTTGTCCCGATAGTTAGCCATCAAGGTTTTAATAAACGCTAATGAACGTCCATCAACACTATCATAAATAATGAATCTATCTTCTCGAGCATAACTCAGGAATTTACGGAAAAAGATTTCACGTTCTTCCAAAATCAAAGGGTACTCTCGGCTATCTTTGTACAATTCTGGTTTAGCGAATTTGTTAATATTGATAGTGTCAAAAACATCCATATTAGAATTATCTCTTGCACGTTTGGATGCATCATAAGAAATGAACCTAGGGAGCAACTCTTTTGCGCTATCATCAATAGATAAGAAAATTACCATTGCGTGAGGATTATTTTCTACGATACGCCAAGATAGATTAACTTGCCAAGAAGTCTTACCTGAGTTAGACGAACCGCCGATAAAGATAACTTTTTCCTGAATGTCGCCATCGGTAGCAGCAGATAGAATAGGCATGTCGCCGCCCCAGTCCGTATATTTACCACTTGTAGGGTCTTCCTGATACTCTTTAATACCAAGAATATTATTAACCCGGGCAGAAGTATCCATTATGTCCGTATTGTTCATATGGTTAATCTGACCAATATTAGACAAAGCTTCACCTAAAAGAGACTCTGCATCTTTGGAATCAGAAGACAAATCCTTAACAAGCTTATCAATAATCAAACGCTTAGAGTCTTCACATCTACGGTCTTTTTCACGTTCAGATTTATTAACCTCATCACGAATAACCCTATCACTATAACCAGTGAATACAGACAATTCGGAAATCATCTTTTCTCTGCGAATAGAACTAGGTTCACTTGTTATAATAGGAACCATCTTTTCACATATATCAGCGGCATCCATATCTTCGTCTTCAAACAAAGACAGTCTCCAAGAGAAAGATGAAACTCTAGGCAGTTTCTTAAACTCTTCAATTCCGTACTTGCGAATGAATTCATCAGGGTCAACTTTTGTTCTAACGCCATCAACATACTCGTCAGGCAGGAAAACAAAGGAGAACTTAATATCGTGGGTTTTAGAGATAACCTTATCCAGCATCTCTACGGCTTTATTTCTACCGGCTGTATCATTGTCAAGACACATTGTAATATCATACAAACCATTGCGTCTCAACGTGTTCAGATGAGCCTCTGAGAACTCCAACCCACAAATGCCGACAGCGTTGAACATCCCATTGTTATGTAGACTTAATGCGTCGGAATTGCCCTCTACAATAAAGATGCTTTCTGTAGTTTTCCTTGCTTTATCAAGGAGATACAGTCGTTCACCCTTTTTATAGATATTTTTTTTAATGCCGTTTTTGGTCCCAATAAACTTAGGCCCATTTACAAGTCTGCCTTCCTCATTGACAACGCCATCATAAATAAGATTTCTTGCTTGGAATCCTACAGGTCTTCCAAATTCATCACAAATGGTATAGATAAAATTAGAAGGACTAAATAAGGCCGGATTACATAAGTCAATTTCATCAATAAAGGTATTCTTAAATCCAAGAGTATTTAAGTGATGCCTCATGGCTGCAACATCATTACAAACACCAATACGATAACGCTTCATGAAGTCTGGAGAGAACTGACGTTTTTCCATTTCCGCAATCTGTCCTTCATTAAGGTCGGTGCGGGATGTAATATAATTGGAAGCAGCTTCATAAGCCTGATACATATTCAGCTCGTATGCCTCATCTTCAGAAAGTTTACGATACACGAGCTCTATGCCGTATTTATCGGCCAGATATGCAACAGTATTATCAACAAATCCCGGCCCAGACATAGGCTTGTCTTCAAGCACATGAGCCGCATTGAAGATGTCCATAGTAGAGCCACAACTTAGACATTTAACCAAAGGATATCCCTGCTCTGCCATAAACATAGACATAGACGGATGATGGTCATTATGGTCAGGATTCAAACAGCAAATCTTTTTGCCGTTTTCAACGTTCAATCCATGCTCATGAAGATAAGCAGGAAGGAACATTCGAATACTGTCAAGCTGGTTTTCAAAGTCACTAATTTTTCTGTAAGACATATCTAGCCTCTATTTATTATTGTTGTTTTTCGGCTGCCGCTTTAACTGCTGCTTCTGCAGACTCTGTCAGTTCTTGCGCCTGTTTTTGTGCTTCTGCTTCGGCTTCTTTGGCCAATGCGTCGCGATGTTCTTGAATTTCTTTGGCAAGTCTAGTCATTTCGTTTTCGATTTCTTCACGAATAACAACTTCTTTCTTCTCGAGCAAAGCCAAAATAGCTTCACAAATCAAGAAGTTAGACATCCATTTACCATCGAATTCAGAGAAGCCATGAGAAATTCTTGCAAAGTTTGCTTGGAATGCACCCATTCCAAAATAGATTTCGGTAAGACATTTTGAAACATCTTCAAAGTTTTCCACTTTGATTTGAGGTTGTGTTTGTTCAGTTTGTTTTTGTTCTTGTTTAGACATTATGTATATCCTTGTTCTTCTTTTTGTTGTTTACAAATAGTCTTATAGTTACAATATGCGCATTGCCAGTCTCCAATAGGATTGGCTTCTGGATTTCTTGCCCATTTTTCATATTTTGTCTTTGCAATTTCACCTGCATCCCAAAGACGAATCACTTTTTCTTTTGAATAGACATGCTGATAATCGGGCGGCGGAGGGTTATCTTTATAATTCTTAGCAGCCTCAATTTGCTCTTGATATCTTTCAAAAACACCATCCAATGTAATACCAGGCATATCATAAGAATGATGCACACCTTTAATATCTTCAGTATCAATATGGATATAGGTTCTATCTCCTTCTGGGCGAAGTGTAACCCAGAATTCCCTATTGTTTTCAGGTCCGCCACAAGCCCTATCAAAATAAGTTAATAGAACTCTTTTAATTCCACCATTTTCAGGATTACTAAAATGATGCAAATACAATGCGGCCTGCATAACGTTTTGATGCTTAGGCATAGGGACACGTCCTCCTATACCAGCATATTCAGCTTTAGCCTGATAATTACCAGAGCTATAAGTTTTAGACTCTACAATGATGATTTCACCAGTGCTAGGGTCTTTAATCGCAATATCAATTTCGCCGGATAGATAATACTCGGGGATAGAAAACTTAAGATTGTTCATCACAAAGAATCCGCCAAGTTTACACTGCTCAATAATCCACTCTTCCCACATCTTACCTGCAGCAAAAATATATTGACTGTAAGCTCCAGAAGGGTCAGATTCAGAGTATCCGGATAATCTATACCATGTAGCTCTTAAACAGCCTCCATGAACAATTTCGGGATTATCAATATCCCTACAGGAAGCTGATGAAGGGTAAAGCGTTTTTAGCCTGCTACCTTTCAAAGGCGGCACGGCTAAGATGTTATCCTCTATTGTTTTAAAAAATTTCATTTATTTAAACTCTGTTAAAAAATGAATCAAGTCCATAGGCATATACGGACGCATATCAAAAGAATGCTCGTAAGAAACACCATCAAATGTAAACTTACATTTATAATACAAACGAATCATAGCATCTTCATCCCTGCGGATAAAAACACCAATAGGTTCCCCAATTTCACTTAAGGATACATCCGCATAAGGACTCAATTCATAAATAGCTGTCCTATTATCGGCCATTGCTTTAATACAGGCCAAAAGAACAGACCTTTTAATTGAAACATGAAGATTAACTCCTTTACCAGGAACACCTTCTCCATCGAAAAGGACACCACCAAAATCAACTTTTTCATCAGGGAAGAAAGTTGTCTTCATGTTAATATTATCAACGCTGTCAATAAAGAACTGTTTTATCATTCCATACTTTCCGTGAGCTTAGACATAATTCTATCTACAGCTTCATTTTTCAGAGTGTATCTTTCGTCATCAAGCCTAAGGTCGCCCTTAGTTATATCTTCAATGAAGAACACCAAAGGTTCATTATCTTTATCTCTTACTTCTATAGAAACAGATGTGGGGTATTCAGACATTAAATAAAGCATTCTGACGACACAACTGTGATTAGGTTTATTCGTGCCAGATGAGACAGTCTGATTAAACGAAGATAAACAGGATAAAGCTAACCCGATTTTCCCTTTAGGAACAAAATCGAAAAGCGATACTGCTTTTGCATTGGTAGGCATAATACCTCCGTAAATAAAGATTGACGGGCCACTTTAATGCGGCCCGATACAATCAACGAGTTGTAATTACAGCGTCTTTAATGCTATTAAAATCTCTGACAACATCAATATCTGCTGGTCTTATATAATAAGGCCCAAACCGTATTGTTGTTTTATCAATCTTGACGCCGGGACTTATTTCTGGCTCAAAGTCATAGAAGCTAAGATAAACCTTGGTACTTCCTTGTGAATCCGCATATCCCTGTATTTTATTCAGAATAGTTCTAAGTCTAACAGGAGAAGGGAAACCAGAGAAGCCAATTCCGATTTCTTCAAAAACCGAGGAGGCTTCATTTTCGGTTTTGCTTTCCTCAGATAAATCCAATACTGAATTGATAACACAATCAATCCCAGTGCCTCTATAGCTTTTCTTAGCAGAAACATAACAAAGCAAATACTTTCCAGCTTTAAAGGTTTCCTTATTGGGCTCATAAACACCAGAAAAGACAGTCATAGCAAAGTCTTTACCATCTTTATCTTTAGCCTCAATAAAGGCCATAGGTTTGCCGGTCTTAGTTGTTATTGCTCTAACCTTAGAAATATAGCCAAGAATAGCCCCGTTAAAGACACCTGTTTCACTTACAGATTGTTCAATCTGAGAAGAGTCATAATGCATCTCCTTGATGTCCTTGGAAATTATTTCCATAGGATTGCCGGAGACATAAACTCCAATCAGATCTTTTTCTGCTTCGAGAATTTCTAACATTGTGAATTCTTTAAACAGAGGGTCAACGAAATATGCCGGCTCTTGTTTACAGAACTCTTTGATTTTAATAGCAATTTCTTTACTTATCCCCTTGGCTGCCCTACATTCTTTTTTAAGCAGGCCCTTAGGGTCAAAGTCAGAAATGAATTTCGCATAAGAGCGAATCAAGACACTTCGTTTGTATCCAAAAGAGTCAACCGCGCCGGACATGATTAGGTTATCATACACCTTCTTATTGATACTTGTAGTTAATAAATAACTCCTCAATAAGAAATCACCAAAACTATCATAAGGACGAAGTTCAATCAATTTCTCAATTGCACCATCACCAATACTTTTAATTCCAGTAAAACCATAAATGATATCATTGTTACGGTTCAAACCAAATGTACCAACAGATTCATTCAAATCGGGCGGTAAGATATTAATACCTTTAGAAACAGCATCTTCCATATAAACTTCACGCATAGAAGTATCAGTTTCACAAGTAATAATAGAACAATAGAATTCTTCAGGATAATTGGCTTTAAGCCATGCAGTGTAATAGGTCAAATGCCCATAGGAGTACGCGTGTGACAATTGTTATCCTAGAGGCTTTTTATCCTCTAGTTCTATGGATACTTTACACTCTCCATAGTTCGGCATATATTTTCTTCCCATAAGGAAGGCGGGCACTCGTGGGCGGATTATATTCTCTAATGAGTTTCACCACCTATGCTCTACAATGGTCCAAGATGTTAACCTTAGACTTATCTCGGTATTGGGAATCTAATGTAAATCCTTTCACCGATTTTACCCACTGGTAATCTAATATATTACTATACTAGACGCCTCACAATTTATTGACATAATTTTTAAAA